AAGAACTGGAGGTTCACGCCAGAGCGGGTGACGTCGACACCGCCGTTCTGCACGAACACGGTGCAGCCGGAGAGCGTGAGATTCGACACGATGATGTCGTCGCCCGGCGTCGCACCCGTGATCGATCCGTTCCACGCCGGCACATTGGCGTTGCTGGTCGAGCCCGAGATCTTCGGGCCGCCGTTGAATGGCCGCGGCGGCGTCGTGCCATTTGGCGTGAAGGTGATGGCGAGCCCGGTCGCCGGGACCGTGACGTTGTTGACCTGGTCGACACGGGCGGGGATCAGCGCCGAGATGATCAGCTTGACGCAGTAGGCGATCGTGTTCGGGTCGATAGTGCCGAGAAACACACGGAACTTGGCAAGCCGACCCGGATAAACGCCGGGCGTAAACTTCTGCCAGGCCGACCATGTGAGATCGGCATGAAAGACGTCAGGCTCGCCAAAAACGTCCGCCGGTGCGAACACGTCGAGAGTCGAGTCCTGCGCGATCGCGACCTCGATGTGCACGTCGGTGTACTGGGTCGACGCGCTGCCGAGGATATCGGGGGTGTTGAGAAAATCCGCGATCGATAGCACGTTCTGCCCGACCGGGATGCCCTGCCCCTGATACGCGACGCCGAGCGCGAGCTGCGTGTTGTAGCCGGCGTCGATCCAGTGCGCAGGCGCGATCTCGTAGTAACCCGAAACGTCGCCGCCGTAGTCGAGGATGCTCGGCGTCGAGAACTGGATCACGTCCCCGTTGCCGACACTGGGCGCCGCGATCGGCACGGTGAGCGTCACCACATTGCCGGCGATCGACTGGATCAGCGCAGCCGACGGAATGGCCGCGCCGGTGGTCTTGTCGACGACCGCCATGCCGGCAATGACCGTACCAGGCAATGACGCGAACGACAGCGTATTCCCGCCGGCGGAGGTTGCCGCATTGGTCGCGAGCGAGACGATGACCGCCGGATCGGCGAGGATGTTTCCGCCGCCGCCGGTGCGGATGGCGTTGATCGCCGAATCCTTGCCGGCGCCGCCCGAGAAGGTGCCGGTCCAGCCGGTCGCCGCCTCGTCCCATTGCACCAGGATGTTGCCATCGATCAGCGATCCCTCGACCAGGATCGAGGCCGGCGTCTCGGAATAGATCTTCCGCCCAGAAGCCGGCTGGCTGACCGCGGCGACCCAGTAGGTGCCGTCGCCCGGCACCGCGAACGGCGGATGCGCCTGAGTGCCGAGCGTGAGACCAGCCGCCCAGCTCGCGCCGAGGCGGATCTCGTACATCACCGATCGGAAGTCCTCGACCTCATCCCAGTCGATCTTGGTGCGGCCGTCGAGGTAAGCGGTGCGCAGGTTGGCGACGTTTGGCAGCGGCGAATAAAGCGCGGTGCCGGCGATCACGTATTCATAAGGCGTGAGATCGGCGAGGTCCTCGATCCCGCCGCCATAGACGTTGAAGCTCTGGAACTTGATGAAGATGGTCGCGCCGATGCGCGACTGATCATATGGAAAAGCGAAGACCCCCTGGTCGAGCCGCGCGAAGGTGGTGCCGATCGGCCAGGTCGCGATATCGCTCTCGGTGCCATAAGCACCGCGCACCAGATAGGACAGATCGTAGTGATACTGCGACGTGAGCGTCGCGTTCTGGTAGGCGACGACTTCGCTGCCACCGACGATGCAGCGCGTGTTGAGCGCGATCGCGTCGCCGGTCGAGCCCGAGTTGAGCACGCCGTGACTCTCGGTCAGATCGACCAGCAGGCCATTGTCCTGGTCGATTGTCTGCCCGGTCGGATTGACGCTCACGCTCGGCAGCTGCGCGGTGAGCACGCCCATGCGCGCCGGGCCGAAGATGACGCCGATCTGCGTGTAGCTCACGCCGGAGTCGTAGGAGACCCACACATTGCAGCCGCCCCAGGTCGCAGGGTTCGAGCCGCACACCGCGCCGGCGACCACCAGGCCGCCGCCATTGACCATGGTGGCGGCCAGCTCATCGGTCGGCTCGAAGATGATGGGCGCGTTGACCGGGCCCGGCGGCCCATTGAACGCCGGCACATAGCCCGCGGCCGCCTCCTGGCCGTATTGCGGCGCCGCCGCGGTGCCGAGGAACTCCTCGCCCGTCCAGGTGAGCGAGCCATCCCCGTTCTGCTGCACCTCCTTGACGCGGACGGGTTGGCGAAAAATGTTCTGCCCGGCATCGGTGACCGTGACGATCTTCATCAGCAGCCGGCCGAGCATCAGAAAATGCGGGCCCGTGGTCCACTGATACTGGGTCGCGACCTGCTCGCGGGTGAGCTGCAGGGTGCAGGATTGCTGCGCGGCGCTCCCGAGGGTGAAGAAGTTGAGCTGGCGCAGGTCGCTCGGCCGCTCGCGACCGAACTGGACGATCGCCGCCTCGTCGCGCACCTCGACGACGACCGGGTTGTAGTTGTTCGATCGGTCGAGGTATTGCACCTTGACCGAAGTGAGCATCTGCGAGCGCGGCTTGCGCACGCGCACCAGCGGCGATGATCCAGTCGAAAGGCCGGTGCCGATCGTACCCTGGTTGGGAAGGAAATCGTCGAGCGTGAAGTCGTAGAGCGGGGTCGTGTCGGGGATATAGCTTGCGACGGCCGCGTAGGTGTACGAGATGTCGACCTGGACGCCGACGTCAAACGTCGAAAACTGATAGATGCCCGGCGACACGAAGCTGTACTGCCCAGACAGAAGTGCCGCCTGCGTCGCGCCCGCAACATAGGCGAACGGAATCCCCGTGCCGTGATTCTTTACGCCGCCGTCGGCCGCGAATGTAGCGACGAAGCCGACCGTGATCTGACCGCCGCCACCCGGGATCGCATGCGTCTCGGTGATCGCGTTGATCTGACCGGCGGTGACCGCCTGGTCGCCATAGGGAACGACAGTCAGCGCGCCCTGATCCCAGACAGCCTCCGCGTTCGTGCCCTTCAGCTGATCCTGTAGAAACGACGACGCCGTAACCTGGGTCGGCACCACAGGAGAGCCGACGAGACCAAGTGCGAGGCAGTAGTTCTTGTAGGCCGTCAGCGCGGTATCCAACCGCGCAATGGGAAAGCCGACGCCGAAGAAGGCGTTGCCGAGGAACGCCAGCCACGCGACGGAGAAATCGCCGTCAGGCTGCGGCAGGCCCAGCGCGAAGGAATTGGTCGAGCGGACCGAGAAATTGAGATTGGGCAGGCTCGGGCTCGAGCCGAGGTTGAAGTTCTCCGCACCCACATAGGCGATGCCGCGATAGGACAGCGCCTGGCCGGGAAACGCCGCCTCGAGGAAGCCCCAGGCGTTCTGCGTATAATCGCCGACGAACTGCGTCATGCCCTGATCGGGCAGCGTGTCGGGCGCACCATTGATCCACACCGCGCTGGTGCCGCTGACCGGCCCCTCGCACAGGCCGAGCACGAATGACGCAAAATAGATATACTGTCCGCTCTGGCCCTTGCCGCCGCCGCCGGTTATGCCGCCCTTGCCGCCTTGCGTCGGCTGGTTGGCATAGAAGAAGTCGCCGTACCACAACAGGTTCGGCGCAAGACGCGCCTCGCCGCCGAGCAGTAGCGGGATCGCCGCGCCCTGAACCGAGGACTGCACCCGCAGCGAGACGGCCGGCGACTGCTTGGCGGTGCCGGTGCTGAAGAGGTGCGCCATCGCTCATCCGCTTGCCCATCGCGAGAAGAATTTCCGCACGTGCTTGGCGCGGCCGAGCTGCCCGTCTAGACCTCCGGACCGCACCACGCGGCGTGCCTGGAAATACGAGTGCACGATCGCCGGCCAGCCCGGCTCGATGATGATCGCGCCGTGCGCGTAGCAATGGCCCATCTTGTAGACGACGATGTCGCCGAAGATGGCCTGCGCCTCCGGGATCTCGCGACCGCCGAGTTGCATCACCCAGACGAGAAACTTCTCCTCGCTCTGATGCAGGAACCACTGCGGCGAATAATCCGGGATCTTGATCGATTCGATCAGCCCGGCCTCGACGAAGGTGAGCCGCAATAGCCGGGCGCAATCGACACCGCCGTTCGGGCCCTTCACCTCGCCGTTGTCGGCGAACGGCGTGCCGATCCAGCTGCGCGCGATCGCGCACACGCGCTTGCGCTGCTCGCGTTCGTTGTCGTCCATGTCAGGCCGCCGTCTCTGCCACGGGGATATACGGCTGCCCGCCGAAGTTCGGACTGTTGCCGAACGCCGCACAGGTCGGCTGCGTCTTGTCGCAGCCCGGATAGGCGGTGAATGTATCGCCAGCAGCGATCGCGAACGGAAACGGACGCAGGAGGCGAAGCGTCACGCCACCGTCCCACTGCAGGACGGTGCGCCAGAACGTATTATTCTTGCCCGACGTCATCTGGATACGACCGAGCGTGTAGGTGCGGGAGCCGGCCGGAACCACAAGACCCGGCGCGATGATTACGCCCGTGGTCGAGCCGGCACCGATGGTGCCGTTCACTGCGAAGCTCGATGCGTTCATGTTGCCCGACGCGTTGCAGCCGACGTCGTAGAGCATATGGCGGCACATGCCCTGCCAGACGTGGCGCGGCATCTGGATCGACATGTAGTCGCGGTAGTCGTTGATCGTGAGCGCCACGATCGTGTCGGTGACGTCGATCTCGGCGACCAGGCCGGCGAAGATGGTGATGCCGCCAAGCGGCACGGCACCCCCGGGCGTCATCGGCCACGTCGGCATCGCGATGAAGTAGACCCGGTCGACCTGGAAGTCGGCGCCGTCGAGCGCGTCCGGCGCCGCCTCGAGCCACGGCAGCGAGCCGATCTGATCGGGATACGCGGCACCGGTCACCGGATCGAACGGCCGCGGCATGATCACCACGGTCCACTGGTCGACGTCGAGGCCGGTCTTCCAATGCGCCTGGGTGCGCGATTCCTTCTGATCGATGCGCACACCGCCGGCGGAATAAAGATTGCCGTTATACTTGATGTCGAAGTCGGACGTCGTGAGCCGGATCACGCCGCCGCCCGCCATCGTGATGGTCGTGAGGTCGAACTCGCAGTACGTGGTGTTCTTCT